CTAATTCATCATTTTTTCAAGCACTTTATAAATCTTCTTAAGTACAATAAATAAATTTGCCAATATTACTAACGTCATATAGTAAACAATAACGCTTTCGATAACCGTAAACTTTGATGCAAACAAATCTATAAAGCAAAATATTAATAGTATAATACTGGATAAAATCTCAAACATAATCGAATAATAAGTATCTTTTAAAACATCACTTATAATTTTAGCATCACTTGCGCAATAACTGCTACTTTCACTTGTTTTGACTTTTATATCAAGGACAAAAGCCAAAACCGTAAAAAACATAGATGTTAGTATAGAAATTATTATAGTAATAATATTGATAGCATTATTGTCTATCTTGTGAATCATTGCCAAAGCTACCGCTAGCAATAACGGAATGCCAAAATATAGAATGATAGATATTACGGATAGTTTACCGCCCGCTTTTCTAAAACAATTCAAGTGATTCTTTAAGATATCGATACACTTGCCATTACTTATCTTAAAAAAAAATCTCCCGATCAAAAAAGCTGATATAGATATTATAATCAGCATGGATGGACTTATAAGAAATTCAACTGCTTCCCTCAAGGTTTGCAAAATATTCCTCCTTTATTCAACAATTAGCCCCTTTTCAATCAGATAATCTTTTCCAGTATCTCGCATTACATTTTTTAAAGTATCAAATGTAGGATGTCCACCTTCCAATGTTACTTCATCTGTTACATCCTCTGTCATCTGTAAATTATCTATATTCTTTAAACTAATTGTCTTTGATGTTTTACCGAGTTTGAAATCCATTTTTAATTCATCATAATCAAAACCCTCTATTTGAACTACATCGCTATAAATTATTTCTCCATTTCTCCATTCATTAAGTTTCCTCGCATTATTTTGTAAAAAGCCAACTGGCTTACGTATTATTACTTCCTTACTTGCCTCGTTTGTATTATGATTTAGTCCCAATCTTTCAGATTCATCAGCAGGTATTTCATACTGAATAAATCTTAACGCCTTTAATACTCCGTGTTCAAAAAATCTATTTAGAACAAGTCTTGGCACAACTACTCCCATTTCAAATCTCAAATCGGGATCCAATTGCTTAACCATACTATCTAGTTTTCTATTCAAAGCAACTTTTATTCCATAGTTACCTATTGTTTGTAAAACAATAATTCCATTATCGCATTGTCCTGCTGGAACACATATTGAAAACCCAAAAGGCATTACGTCAGCCTCATTTTCAGATTTTTTGTGAGTAACTTCCCCTGTTGTGCTGTTAACAATTTCAGACTGCATACCATATTCACCAGTTTTAACCCTTGCAAAAAGCACACTAAATATTTCTTGTCCATTATCGTTTGTATAAGTCTCGGATTCATTCTTGTCAAAGCAAAATACACGTTCGGCACTTTTATCATCACTATACTCGTTAATATCTAAGGCAATTTGCTCGCTAAATTTTTGAATAATGTTACTTCCTAAAATATTATGCAGCTCCAGTCGTTGATTCCTTGAATCCTTTACCGAAAACCCATATGCAACCAGTCCTATCATCTTCATAAATTACACTCTCCCAACGTTTTTCTTTTATTATACTGCATTTGTATTGAACTACAAGAAAAACTTGAGAAAAGTGTCGAAATATGTTATACTATATACAACTTAATTAAGCCAAGTAGCTCGGTTTCGTCCCAACGTTCCGGGCTATTTTTATGTGATTATAATATCACTTCATCGAACAGATGTTCAATGCGCATTTTTTACAAATTTTCTACCCTCCAAATGCTAAAAGTTTCTGAATCCCCCGTATATTCTTTATTTCGGATGTCAAAAAGCCGGCGGGATTTCTCCCACCGGTCATACTATTACAGTGCTTCCAGTCCCGCTTTCCAACTCTTCGCCCCGACGATGCCATCCGCCGTCAGCCCGTGGTTGCCCTGCCAGGTCTTGGTCATGCGCTCCGTGCCGCTGCCGAAGTTGCCATCCGCCGCCGCGCCAATGATGATCTGCCATACCTTTACCGCGTTGCCCTTGCTACCCTTTTTGATCGTCTTCATGTTGTAATCCTCGCTTTCCGTATTCTGTGCCGGTGCCGCCACGCTTACCGGCTTGTTAAACAATGCCTGCTCCGCCGCTCGGCGCCGCTTTAATCCTGCCATCACCTTGCCGTTGGCTTTGTTATAATTCGGCATAGTTCTAGCGATCTGCGCCGCTGTTCTGCCCTTGCAAAGCTTCCGGAGGTTTCCGGCGCCCAAGTTAAAGGCAAAGCTGGCCAGCGCATCAAACTGATTCTGGTTAAGCTGCTCCGTGATCGGAACGTATGCGGGATTATTGACGTATCCCTCAAACTTCGCAATGTCCTGCTGCAGATATGCGTCCGCCTGCGCCTGTGTGATTGTCATGCCGCTATGTACGCCCGCCGTGTGACCGTACCCGATGGTCCATACACCGGCGGCGCACCGGTATGCTGCCAGTCTGCATCCCTCGTACTGCTTGATAAGGTCAAGTCCTGCCTGTCCAATTCTTTTGTTCGCCATAAATTATCCCTCCACTTCCGGAATTCCTGCAACAGACGTGAGCAGCGACACAACCCCCGCCACAATCGCGGATGATACTACCATCTTCCAATCTACTGCCGAGATTACTGCTCCGGTACCGATTACTGCAACCGCAGTCTGCGCCATCGTCTTAAGCGCTCTGATGCCCGCGGCTTTCGCCCATTTCTGCGTGTCTACTGATACTCTGAGTACACAATTTTTCAACATACTACTTTCCCTCCTCTAAGTCCGCAATGCGGTGATTGATAACTTTTACCTGTTCCTCAATGACCGGCACACGCTGCGCGAAGTTGTTGTGCATCCTTACCTCTCTGGTAAGCTCGTCCAACTTGCAGTCCGTGACCGCCTGCGCCATCTCGAGTTTATGGTCCGTCTTTTTCTGGCCACTGCTGACCGTCATTACCGTGCCGATCAGCGTCAGCCCGCCTGTTATAAGTGCTGTGATGATTGATTCCATATCATTTCCTCTCTTTCCTTATAAGTATAAAACACTGCTTATGCAGGTTTGTGCCAACTGAATAGCGCCGGACGCTCGATCAAAAAGATCAATTGTTCGGCGCTATGACTATGGTTCTGTTACTGTTTTGCTTCTGCAATTTCCTGCAGCCGGCTCTCGATTTGTGTTAAAGCCGCATCTAACTTCTCCCAGTTCTCATTCTGCGCTGCAACATCATAAAATTCATGTTCCTCCGGTACGTTAAAGCCATAATTCTCCGTCTGTTTCATGATTCTCCTCCTACATCATAGTTGTATCTTCCTCAGCACTTTTCTTCGCCGGTTCCTCATATGTCTCCCCGGTGATCTCCTCATATTCCCCGGCTGTGATCCACTTTCCTACCGCATTGTACACACGGGTTTTGCTCCAAAGATTCTTGTCATAATACCCTTTTACCTTTTCATAATGTTTACTCATCCAATGTCACCTCCATCTGCATAGCCAGATAATCCATGTCGGCAGCAAGCTTCTGAATATCGGTTGTATTTCCATCAACCGTCTTATTTGTCGCGGTAACTGTTTCCGCCATCTCCGATGCGGTTGCCGATGCCTCCGCAAGTTTTGATGCCAGATCCGTGACGCGCTGCGAATAGTCATCACTTTCTCTTCCGAGAACTACCGTCGCATGATTATCCTCAAGCACCACACGTTCAAGCACCACATACTCAGTGATAATGCTAGTCCGCTCATCATGATCATAAATCTCCAGCCGTGCCAGATCATTTTTGACCGAAAAAATATCCTGCAAAGATTCGCAGGACTGGTTTTCAAATACAATATTCAATTTTCCGTTTTCATGGTTTGCACTTACAATTTCGTAAGTGTCTTTTGATGTTTTTAGTTTCATAAATTTCTCCTTTTTCGTTAAATATAATTAGGCGTTTGTAAAACGCCTAAAGTCGCATAAATACGGCATTTTTTGTTGTTAAAATAAAACATCTCCTCAAGGTTTATGGTAAAATAGCTTAAGCATATTTTGCACCATAGATATCAACTCGGAATATATTCCCCTGATGCATCATAACACTATGGGTTCCAGCCTGTGCATCCGCGGCAGATTGGCATACATAAATATCGCCCCACTCTATATTGCCATTGTTATAATATTTACGTGTGACACGTCCATCCTGTGTAAATCGTAACCCGGAAAAATTATCACGACCTGCATAATGGTTCTGCGCCAGCAACAGTTCTTTGACATCATAGGTACTAACAGCATTTTCTGAGAGAATTATTTGAACAGATGTCTGGTTGGGATCAAATGTCAGCTTTGACATATTGAGAGCTGACCTGAAGCTGTCCATATTAAACATATGCGTGTGTGGACTACACCCGGCATAAATGCCAAAGTTATCACGTAGTAAAATATCTAAATGGATATCACACGTGGTGTTACTTGTAAGTATGCAGCATCCGTTTACCAATGTTACAAATTTAACACCATTTTCAGTGACTATATTCCAGTAGTCGCCTTGCAAACCAATAAAGTATGCACCATACTGTGATGCAGATATTTTTTTAGCAAGCAAATTATTTATCTCTGTTTCGGTATAGTATCTGCCGTCATGGTCACCTGAACGCTTATGTTGCGTTAAAGCTTCGTTTAGCGCATCAATCAGCGCGCCCAACGATCCCTTAACATTCGGATTCGCCTGTCTGGCATCCAGTGCATATCCCGCTTCTGTGACTGTGTTCGTGTTCTGCACCGCAGTTTTGAGCAGCCGCTTGTCAATCTCGCTCTCCGCCGTCTGGAAGTTCTCGTTGACCACCGCCAGATCTGCAGTGTCTTTTCTCTCAAACAGCTTGAATTTTAATAAATCCGTAAGTTTCATCTCATACCTTCTTTCTGATTCCTATATCCGCAACCTCTTCCACTGTGAAGCGTGCCAGATCATCTACTGTATACGCCGCTATATTCTCTACCGCAGCACTTAAATTCCGGGGGATGCTCAAATTCCGCAATTCCCAATGTGTAAACTGCGCCAGAATAATATGTGGATATGGTTTAAGTGCCTGGTACTGATTGTACAGTAAAGAAAGATTCAACTGTAAGTTGCATGGAACTATCTCTTCCAGCATTTCCGCGACCACATCATACTGATTCTTCTGCGCAAGTCCCACCTTAACCGTTACGGTCTGACCGGCAATGTCCAGATCCAGCGTATATTCAGCTCCGCATAGTTCCCTTAACTTTTGATCGAGGAAAGCATAATTGTACGGCAGACACACATTCCACTTTGTTATGCATCTGAAGATCCGGTCTTCCAACGTATCATCTGCCTTGGGCTGGATTCCCATGAGTTGCTCGTACCGAACAATGCCCTCCTCATCGCAGGTCACGATATAGCGGTTGGCAATGATCCTGTTATGTTCCGCCTCAATTATCTGGAACTCCGGTGTTTCCGCATCCATAGGTGCGGCAAGTTCCTTATACGCCTGCAAATACAAAGGGAGCAGTTCCTTAAGATTGATATAACGATCAGCCATAAGTAACCACCCCCAGTACCGGGATCTCATATTCTGTTAATTCAACGTTTCCCCCGCCGTTAAGCGTTGTACCGGTCACATCCACCACACCCTTCACGCCCATGATCGCTGCATCAATAGACGCAATCCGCACAACCAGTTTTGACTGATTTTCCCAGTTCTTTCTAAGTCCGGCAAAATACTCCTCTATGGCTGTCTCAATCTGGGTCTTGCAGGTATTAAGGTCATACCCGTTATCATAGGTTATCATCGCCGCAATATTAACAGTGACTTCGGATGCGGTGTCAACTGTCACCGCGTGCCCGATCGGTGCAAGACCATCGCCATGCCCGTCTTTATTCGGGTCAAATTCTTTCTGTACCGTCTGAATCAATACATCCGTTGCCTTTCCGAAAACACTGTCTAAAATCACAAGCTTGACTGTTCCCGGACCATTCCATGCCCGGATCACTTTAACAGCGCCAACTCCTGCTATCCCCAGTGTTTTGTCATGATAGTCCTTTGCATTCCCGGCAAAAGCCCGTTCATTGAAAGATTCCTGATACCGCAATCTAAGAGCTTCGGTATCCTCGTCGTCCTCTCCGTAGATCAACACACGCGTAAGTTTTGCCGTTGTGAGCCCCATCACATACTCCACCGGGATAACATCCCCCAGGTATTCGTTCCCGGCAGCCCCCGGCTGCTCACAGGTTACCTGTCCGCTTGCAGTTACCTTATAAATGTGATCCCCGCCAGTAAACCGTGTTCCGACCGGTACCTCCACATCCGTCTCTAATTCCAGTACCGCATACGTAGCTGTCTTGGGTGTGATACCCCTATCCGCACATAACCGGATCAGGTACTCCCGCGATGCTGTATCACCGAATGTCTCCGCCAGCATGCAATCAAATCCAACATACAGCGATGCCAATTCGACCGCCGCCGGTGCAAGCGCCATATATACAGGACTGCTCTCTCTCTTATCCAACGTATCCGGGATGCGCTCAAGCATCCTCTGCATAATTGCATCAAACGTCTGCTCCTCGTACACTTATACATCCACCTCCTTCTGTGCCGGAACGCTTCCAAATTTCGTATGAGCAACGAACGTAACCAGCAATTTTCTTCCTTTTTTCTCAAACTCAAAACTGTCGCAGGAATCAATCCTGTCATCCTGCACCAGAGCCTCCGTGATGCGCCGCTCTACCTCCGGCATGACATAATCGATTGGTTTTCCGAACAGATCCTTAAGCTCCACACCATAGTCCCACGAAAAAATAATATACTGATACCGCTCGGTATTCAGAATGTTATAGATCGCCTGCTTAATCGCTTCGACATCATCGCACTGCCCTATGATCCGTTCACTTTCCACGATCATTCTCGGACAAAGGGACGGCTGTTCTACCACTTCAACGTTTTTCAACTGGTTTGATACCGGTATCATGCTTACACCACCTTCCCGATTACAAGATATTTCTGCCCACCCTGCTGCCGGACCACCTGCACGCTGTCACCAACGCTCAGGCTGCTATGTACCGTCACCGTTAATTCGCCGCCATATTCATGGTTATGCTCCGGCGCACCGCCGTCCTCGGTATGTGTCGGCTTTACTGTCACCTTGATTTCACGCTCTTTCAAATGTTCCGGCAGAATCAGCATGCTTCCGCTGATCTCAAATCTCTGTTCGATTTTGATTTTTAAAGGGCTGGCGGATGTTACCGTCCCGGACATCACCGTCGCCGGATACCCGGCATCGTTCGCATTCGTCGATACCTGCTGCACCGCCCGGACAAAATCATTTGCGTCATGCACTAAAATCACCTCCCGATACTGTCAAATCCATCGTGTGTTTGCTCTCGCCATACTTGTGAACGCATTTTTCTACCAACATGAGATTCTGAAGCTTCACGTCGCCGAGATCAAGCTGCACCACAACGAGCGATCCACCGCGCACCCGGGAGTCTCCGGCGGCATCCTTGATTGTCAGCGTCCGCGTCTCCTTATTGTAAAGCTGTAATAACGCATCCGCCTTTGCCTGCCCGTTTTCTCCCTTTTGCAGCGCATCAAAATACTGTAAAATCCCCCACCTGTTGATATTGGATGAATCCTGTGCGATATAAACCTCCCGCTTCCCGGCGTCCTCATTGTCATAAACCAGTTTGATCCGGTTATAGGTATTTTCATCGATGGAAGACTCATAGTCGTAATTCTGGCCAGTTTCCGCATCGATCATGATCGGCACATACATATCGCCGAGGAAAGACAAATTCAGCTTGCCAAAGTCGTCGTGCAGGATGTACAGATCCCCCGTATTCTGCAACGTCTGATCCAGGGCATTACTGATCATATCAAGCAGCGACACATTATCTTCCACCCGCGACGCGATCACCCACACCGTATTGGCAAGTGTACCGATGTTAAATCCATACTTCTCACCGATCAGCGCCACCACACCATCCGCCGTCTTGTTCTCATATACGAGCGTATCCTTATTCTTCAGATACCGGATCTGGTCATACGCCGTGATTGTCACAATATTGCTGCGGTCACGTTTCATGCGAAAAATGAATCCATAGAACACTTCTTTTCCCTCTGCATCCTTGAACCGAACCGGATCACCATTTCCAATGTTGATTCCAGTGTCCACAAAGCTGAATTCGAGCACTCCGGGGCTGATCTGCCGCTCCGTCGTAACCTTTACCTCTTCTTTCACAGGCGGCATATACGCCGTGCTATCATGCTGTATCAATAACTCGTACATATGTCCCTCCTACGCCGCCGGAATGGCAAGTACCTGCCCCGGATAGATCAGATTCGGATTCCCGCCGATCACCGACTTATTGGCATTGTAAATCGTCCCCCACTTGCTTCCATTCCCATAATACTGCTTTGCAATCTTCCACAGGCAATCCCCCTTTTTCACCGTGTAAGACCCACCGGACGGCGCGTTGGATGATGCCGCTCTTGCTGCCTGCATTGCAGCTCTCGGCTTCGGAAGTGAAATGTCAATCGTACACACCTTGGTTGTAAACTCCCGGTACTGCCGGAGCTTCACTTTTACCGTTACGTCCAGCCCTTCCCCCGCATCCTCCACGATGTCGTAACTTTCAATCGATACCTTCATGCTGGTATCAAACAGACGCTGATTCGTTCCATCCGTTCGCGTGACTACATACTGAAATGCACTCTTGGCGCTCATCAGTGCCTCCAGCTTGTCCAGATAGTATTTTGCCGGACGGAATCCGCTCGGGTATACCGCAAACGGGTACTGCACCGCCGGAAGCAGCAGCTCAAAATCCACGTCCGTCAGCCCGGGGCTTTTTAAAATATTGGCTTCCCCCTCATTGATCAGTGTGACCGTTTCATTTTTGCCGTTGATTTTCATGGTGATCTTGGACGGCGTAACGGGAAATAAAATGCCATCCATATACAATCTGTATGCCACGGTCATTCCTCCTTTCCTAAAATTGGGCATAAAAATCCCCGCCTACGTTATGTAAGCGGGGATTCTCTATCTTTATAATTCCACTCTATTCATCCTAGCTGTAATTTTGGGTTTTAATTGCTCTATCAGCTTTGCACATTTTTGAGTATTAGGATATTCATCTCTTAAAACAAACGTCTGTGCTTCACCATCTGCATTTTGATATGTCACAATTGCATAGCATTTTACCTCACGTTTTGTTTTTGTCTTTGGTGCAGAACCAAGCACCGCTCCTGCCACTCCAAAAGTTGCTGCTCCAACAATTCCTTTCGCCAAACTTCTTTTCTGATATATGCTTTCATCAATATCCATCTGAAAATCAACATTATGTATTTTCTCATACAATAATGTCATTTCTGTCCCAGCCCCGGAAATCACCATTTCCTGAGTTTTAAGCATAACTTTGCATTTACAATTTTCTGGGATTGGCAACCCTACAACATGCACGATATCTGTATATTCCTTAGCTTGATCTTTCTTACCAAATAACCCCATAATAGTTCCTCCCTAATAATTTGTGAAATTATTATACACCTCCCTTCTGCGTTTGTCGATATTTAGGCTCCATCCCGGACTATTTCCATCGCCTCCAGTACCCGAGTAGTCAGTCCATCCACAATACCGTCCAGATCATTGGTATTATGCACAGTATTGCTCATTCCGGACATATCCACCTTGATCTCCGCCGTCGTAAAACGGTTGATTGCTTCCTGCTCTGCAATGTCTCGCAGATACTTCAGATCCTCTTCCGACACATCCAACGAATCCGAGATGCTCGATGTATCACCTGCTATGTTGGCGACATTCGCGGCCATATCAGATGCGGCTCCATAGCTGCCTAACGCTCCGGTGTCTCCGCTGTTTCCAAGATCCTTAATACCACCAAAGAAATCAGAAACTTTGTTCTCTACACCCTGTCCGAAATCATATCCCTTGTTGTATGCAGTCTGATAATCGACATAATCCATCTTGCTGACCTGCTCAACCCAGCCTGACTTATCCTTGACCGCCTGCTGTGCCTCTTCCAACTTTGAGTAGAATCCATCTAAACCGCTGGTAATATCGACTTCAACTCCCGGTATTTTGTTCAAAAGTGTCTGTATCGCACTCGCAAGATTCGAGATATATCCAAGGACTGTAAGACACAGATCATAAAACATTACCTCTACTGCCGCGACAGGATTATTAAATACATTCCCGAAAAAATTCGCCAGCGTGGCAAACCCATTCCATGCCGGAACAACAAACGTGTTAATTATATGTGCTCCCAGTGTGGCAAATATTCCAGCTACAACCCCGGTCGCACTATAGGCGGTATGTTGTGTTTTGTTAATTGCTGCAACAATTAAATATATCGCAGCTATAACAATAATAATCGCTGCCACAATCCATGTAAGCGGACACGCCAATAACGCCGTATTAAACCCATATTGGGTTGCTGTAGCTATAGCATTTTCTGATGCTTCCTTTTTCGTAAAAGCTGCATGCGCGTATGATGCCAAACACAGGGCAACTTTTATTCCTGTACTGACTGCCTCTACCGTTTTTACAACCCCTAAATACGTTGCATACGCCGCCAGTGCCGCCGCTACTCCACCTATAACCGGTGCGATCATTGACCAGTTGTCCACGATATACGCCCCGCCCGTTACCATTACATCGATCACATTCAAAGCGATCGTTGCCGCCCCGGACAGGGCATTCATAATTCCGGTCAATGCCGTTTGCATATGCTGATCGTTTGCCATCTCATTCAACCGCTGTAGTACCGGTTGAAATGTTTTTAACGCTAGGTTGGAAAACTGCGTCCACAACTGCCCCCAGGTCATTGGCATGGAATTGAACTTTGCATCTATATCATCTGCCGCCGCAAACATTGCATTCTTTACAATATCCGCGGTGATCTGTCCATCTGATGCCATTTCCCGGATCTTACCGATTGGAACATCCATGTAATCAGCCACAGTCTGGATCAAGTTCGGTGCCTGCTCGAAAATACTGTTCAGCTCATCGCCACGGAGTACGCCAGACCCTAGCGCCTGTGTCAACTGCAAAAACGCATTGGACGATTCTGTTGCCGATGCCCCGGCTATCGTAAACTGCTTATTTACCAGCTCCGCGAACTGCACAATCTCGCCGGTCGATGCAAAAGCATCCCGGGCATTATTTCCGAGTTTCGCCACCGATGCGGCTGTATCCATATAAGACGCCCTGGAATTCTGCGCCGACTGGAAGATCATCTGCGAGAGTTCATCTGTCGTCTGCATTGTCCCATTCAAAGCATTATACTGCGACACCATCATATCAAGGCGCGCCGTGGTCTGCGTGAGTTCATCCGACAGATCCAGTGCGTTTTTTACTGCAGAAATGCCAACATACGCTCCAACAAGTGATTTTACCTTATTCACGAGAACATCCGTATGCTGTGATCCAGCCTGTATCTTCTGGTTGTATTCCTCCTGTTTCCGGCGTGCGCTCTCCGTAGCGCTTGTGATGTCCTGCACTCCCACCATACTATCGGCAAGCAGCTGCCGCGCCTCTTCCATCGACGACGTATCAATCGCGGTGCTTGATGCATATTCCAGCGCTTCAAAGTTGCTTATCACCATATTCACTGCCGTACAGATATTGTAGAGCGGCGCAGACATACGGTCCGACAACTCTATCGCAGTCTGAATACTTGACATCCTCTCACCTCCTACTTCTGGATTTCTTTTGCCTTGCGCTTTTCTTCCTCAACCCGAAGATCAATGGACGCAATCACAAAAGCTTTCTCATTCCGATCCAATTCAGAAAAGAATGACGGCAGCCAGTGAAACTTCTGCAAGCAATAATGCGCATATGCCGCTTCACCGTCGCCGCCATTGATTAGTTTTTTGCCTCGTCAACCTTCTCCTGCAACGTCTCATCGATGCCGCTGTATTCCTGCACGAATGTGGCAAGTTCACCGAACTCTTCCGGGTTGTCGACCATTTCCACAATCAATGCCTCTGCGCTCATAACGCCATAGGAATCCTGCAGTTCTGCATTGTGCAGATCCGGCTCCACAACCGCGGCGCAAATCATTTTGCGCAGAAGCTCATCCGTATTAACCTTCTGCCGGTACAGTCCAGGCTTGCCGGTAACCGGCACTTCAATCGTACATTCATCCCGGATTGCCGCAGATTCTTTTGTAGACAGAGGTCTGATCGTCCAGAGTAACGGATCACCGTTCTCATCACACAGTGACTTTGTGGCAGCAAACTGCGTTGTCTTTTTGGCTTTCTTATTCTGTTTCAAAAATGCTTTTAAGTTTCCCATATGTTTTTCTCCTCATTCTCTTAATTGGCGGCGGGAGACCGCCGCCGTTGACTTGTTACAGATAGGACGGCTCCTTGTAGGATTCCGGGCTGGAATAATCTGCAGCATAGAAATTGATCTCCTGCTCAACAAATCCACCCTCGGCATCAAACATTGACAGCAACACATCTCCGTCGATCACGCAGTTGTGATAAACCTTTGTGCTGCGCCCCATGCAGGTAGCCGCATCATTGTTTGTTGTCTGCAATTCAAACACCGGCAGATGACCGGTATTTTTGTACTCTGTTACGATCCGGTCAAACATCTCCGAGCATTTGTAGACCGTCATTTTTGCCTGCACGACCATTCCGGTCGGCTTCCTGCCGGAGATGATCTTTCCCAGCACCGGGATCTCCTTGGTGCTGATGTTTGCCTTGCCCTCAAAATTCTTTGCGTTCAGCAGATTATACCGCTGTTCGCCAACCGTGACAAAAGCTTCCGCCTCTTTTGCAGACGGCACATCCTGTTCATTCATATAAGCGTTAAACATCTCTTCACCTCCTACTCAATCACGACCGTCATATACAACTGTGACATTGCATTGACGATCGTCACCTTATCTTCCACATATACGCCGCGCTTCTCGCTTCCGGCGGAGACCACAACATCATCCTCCGAAAAATTCTCGATTGCTCCAAGCTGCTCTAACTGCTTATGATGCGATGCAATATCGTTCCATAAGCTGACACGACCAGATTCATTGTTCTGAACCTTGCCGTGATACTTCGTGTTGAACAGCGATGCGATATCCATCGCGATCTGATCCAGCACACGGATCGTCTGGTTGCTCTGGAAGAGTTCGTTTTTATCCTCCGTAAGTGTCACAAGAGAATTGATGTCCTCTAAGACACGCACTTCCGTTCCCACGCTGTGCAGGACGAATTCACCGGCTTTCACAGCGTTCTCAAGCTGTGTCTGCGTATAGGCGGTGTCAATCTCAAGCTCCCCGTCATAGATCGCGTTGGTACAGGTTGCATTAACCCCGCACGCCGCCTCCAGACCCACAACCCACGGAATCACATCCGGGCTGTTCTTCACATTGATGACGCCCTCATAATCCGCCGCGCAGTTATACAGGACTGCCTGGAATTTCGCCCCGACCTTGTCCCTCATACGCTTTGCAAATGCGGCGTACAGTTTCGCCGTGGTAGCATCACTCACACTCGCGCCGATCGTATTCACGGCATACGATTCCAGGAGATCCAGGTATTTCTGATGCACCTCACCATTGACCGTTCCATTCGTACCGCCTGCCAGCGGAACGCCTGCCGTTGCTTCAAGTGCGGTTTCTTTCCATGTAACCCAGGCATTTTCTTTCAGATCTGCCGCGGATGCTACCGTCTGGGAATCCACAAGCTGCGTATCCAGATACAGCTTCACGTCAAAACCATCTCCGTCCACATTCGCCGCAATAGCAACCTTCAAATCATTGCCACGGATTCCGCAGCACTTCGCTGTCGCATAGGTATTTTCTGCCTTTGCACCGCCCGATGTCAGCTTATAGATATAAGCCTTTGTCGCATGCGCAAACAGTTCGCGTAACGGCTGCATCTTATCGTCTGTATAGGCATAACCGAACAGCGTAAGCGAATTCTTAATGAAATCTTCCTGTGCCACCTCCATCATCACGTTATCCGCACCCCAGTCAAGTTCAAGAGGCATGGATGCCACGCCACGCTCTGACAGATTCATGGTCACGCGCGCCGCCGAAATAAAATTGATATAAGCACCACCCAAAACCTTATTCTGGGTTGTCCACTGTCCACCTCCGTACATTATCGCACCGCTCCTTTCATGTATTTTTCCATTTTCTTATCCACTTCCTCAAGCGTATAAGATTTTTCCGGTTCCAGTAATGCCGACAGGAGATCCGCCCTGCCCGCATATTTCCTGGAACCAATGATCTGCTCTTTGGTATAAGTAACCTTATTAACTGCTTCTGCCACTGTTTACCTCTCCTTTCACTTTGCATTCTTCCATATACGCATCTTTCTGGCTCTGCCCCAGGAATAACGTATATTCTGCCGTTGCCGACATCACATCGTCCGATATGTCCTTACATTCGATCGTACCGCGCACCATTTTACCTTCTACCTCTATGAGGTCCAGGCACTCGCTCAACCGTTCGTAAACGGTATTGATCTCTTTCTTTGGCTCGTCGCTTTCCGGGAAATACTGCACGATAAAAAGCAATGTTGCTTTTCTGCGGCCGGTAAGCCCTCGCGGCACATCCGGATTGATGCAGCGCACAAAAAATGCAGGCTCTTCCATGTCCTGCATTGATGCTTCTGTATGGATTTCATAGTCATCGCCAAATGCGGCATATAAGGCATCTGTGATGCCCTTTAAAACTTCGTTGATCATGCAAACACCTCGTTCAACCATGCTGCCAGTTTCTTCTCGAGGATTCCCGGTGCTACCTTGCGGATTTCATTTTCAGAAATGGTAAGCATAAGCTGTCCCGGCACCCAGCCTTTTTTTAGACGCTTTCCAATAGCGGGAACATATCTGCCCGGCGTCTGACGATGTCCAAACTCTACATAGCTGGCATAAAGCTGATCGTTGGTAACTTTAATCGTATAAGTATTACCGGATTTTTCAATCATTCCAACCGTCCAGCTTCTGCGCAGGGTTCCGCCCTGTTTTTCTGACATAACAAGAAACTTCTGCTGACCGTCATCCTCCACATCATAGGAATCCGAGTAATCCCCTACCGGAGTCCGCTTAATAACCTTTGCCAGCAATCGTGCTGCCAGCTCCTTGGCGCAGGCTTCCATGAACGCTCTCTGCTGTTCCTCATCGGCAGCTTTCTGAACTCTATCCCGGAACTCCTCCAATTGTTTCAGATCAACCTTTGCATTTCCCATCAAGCCCACTCCTTAAATAAATCCAGCATAATTTCCTGATGCGTCGGGTGCATCCCCGGAACGCCGCTCCTGGTGTACTCCGTGGAATTGCCACAGTGTGTCACGATGATCTTGGAGCCGCTCTTGATTTCCACCTCCGGCGCAACAAACAGCTTTACCGCCTGCGCTACCGGAGATGCCGCATCGGTCTTTTCTGACTGTGCGATCGTCTCAAACGACAGCTTGCACGGCTGATTTTCCAAGACCACGGTGTCCGTGTATGTCACAACGCCCTTTTCCTTGGTCTTACGGTGTTCCACAACCGTGCAGGTATCTTCATACATGGCTTCAATTGCCATTCTGACCATATCCATCAAAACACCACCTTCCGGTAACGGTTCAGCACCGGCTTGTAATTCTTCATAAGGCTTTCCGAGAACTCCGCCGCGGAAGTCTTAAAAGATGTTGTTGTATCGCCGATCTGCACCGAAGAAACCGTCTGTGGTATATCGGCACTCCCCATATGCTCATTCCGGTAAATATCCATCGCCATGCGCAGTACCGTGGTTTCCAGTCCTGCCGGGATCTCGTCGATATGGCAGTAGTTTTTTACCGTATCCTCTGCATTTTCAAGCGTAAACTCCAAGTGGACTTTCACTGTCTCATCCGGGTCGCTTATCCCAAGAAGCGCCGACAGCCTTTCGACTGTCAGCTTACTTTCCTCTGCCATACCGCCCTCCTAACCGATCTTATGCTTGATTGCTACAATTCTAAGCTGCTTCGGCTCATATACCGGCTTCCAGTTCTCCGCCATTGCAAGCTCTGTACGAAGCGGTGTCTCCACATGCTCACGCTTTGCTCCGGTGTACGCAATTCCTCTCGGATGCAGGATGAACGCCTTACGGTTGATAAGATAATCAATACCGCCGCCGGTCTGCTTGTCACGATCAACTTCCGTAGCGACAAATCCTACCGGAGAACCATTGCCGTAAGCTACCGCACCATTGCCAAACAGGTATGTCGTATACACGCCACCGGAAGTTACCGGGCAGCCATCATCCACGGTCACGCGTCTACCCTGATAGGTGTCAAACTCAACATCCGTAGAATCACGCTCTGTCTCGATCAGATTCAGCTTTTTCAGAAAAGACTTTGTTGCAGAGTGCATTGCCACACCGGATAACTGCGCCTGCGCGTCGCCGAGCAGCTGGCATGCGTCAATAAACGCAGATGCGCTGATCTGCTTTGCCGCATCCGTTTTTCCGGTGGTAAGGTCAAGAATATGATCTGCCATTCTGGTTTCCGCCGCCGGTGTTCCCTCTGCACCCGCAGTAGTGGTGCCGAACACTCCGGCAAGGATTGAGATAAGTTCCTTCTGCATATCTCTTGCCCAGTAGGATGCTACCAGGTCGCCGATGGCTTTCATCGGATCTGCACCTGCCAGCGCCGCGGAAAGATTACTTGCTCCCCACATATTCTGTCTGTAAATCGTGGTGGATACGTCCTTGTTGGAACCGATCTTCTTTGCGGTCATCTTTACGTCCTCAAGGATTGCCTCGGACTCACCCTGTAAATCCTCGAAGAACGGCATATTGTGTGTTCTGGCCGCCTCGCTTGCCAGTGCGTCGAATTCCGGGCTGTTTACCACGATTCCGCTCTGGAAGAACGCGGACAGCTCCATCGTTCTGTTGATTACATACCGGTTAAAAAGCTCCGGTACAATTACGTCTGCAATCTTTGTAATTGCCATAAATAGTTACCTCTCTTTCTTACAGTGTTACTCCGGCCGCCGCGGCAAGTTCTTTTGCCTGCGCCGGGTTTTCTTTTAACATGCGTCCCTGTTCGGTCAGATTAAAAGTGTCTTTTGCGAACGGATTCGCTACACCGCCTGCACCGCCATTCTTCGGGTTGTACGGCGGTTTCTGCTGTTCCTGCTTAAACAGGTGAGCCATAGCCGCATCATCTTTGTATGGCTTCACAACCTCTTCCACGCCGATCGGCTTTCCTTCCTTATCGAAGTTGAACTTCTCAAGGCCGCCGGCTTTGTAGATCAGATAATCCGGATCAAGTACGCCCTGCTTTGTGAGGGAATCTTTCAGCGCATAGGTCTTTGCAATCTCCTCGCTTGCAGTCTGCTGTTTTTTGAGTTCTCCCTGCAGATTGGCAATAGTGGTCTGTAACGTCTCGTTATCGGCATTGTTCTTCTTTAAATCTCCGATAGTTGTGTTGAGCGTCTCAATCTGACCGGCAAGATTCTCTTTTTCTGCCACGGCGGTATCATACTTGCCTTTGTCAACATACTGACCAGATCCAAGGTCTGCAAGCTTTACCTGCTTATCCTTATTCTCCGGCTTTCCATTATAGGCATTGACGGTATCTGACACCTGCTTATAGAGATCCTCGCCTAAAATGTCTTTTAAAAATTCCATAGTTTCCTTTCCTGCACCGTTTTTAAGCGTGGTGTCTCCACAAGCAGTATGCAGTTTTGATGCCATGCATAAGGGCAAATTGCCGCAGTTTAAACGTCATAAGGCTTTCGGACAATATAAAAACAGGACTGCCGGAGGAACCTACTTGGCGTCACCTCTGCACCGTTCGGTTCATAAATTTCCGGTTGTCCTGTTATTACTAATTTGGGGTATAAAAATACCACCTAACCATTATCGGCTGGTGGTATTATTCTGCGTCTTCCCAACTATTCATTTTTTCACACCTTTTTTTTTCCTTTTCAATGTCCTTTTCCAGTTCTTCAAGAGTTCGTTCCGTATCTTGCACCGGACCATCGTAATATTTCTTGCTCATTATAATTTTCTCCACTTTATTCCGTAGTCCATTTCAAACTGCTCTAACACTTTTATATTTGCTTCTATGCCTTTATTATATCCACTTTTTCTGTATTTTTCAACAGTCTCATCAAATAATCTTTGGGAAAACGGCTTGTCGCCAACCTCATATACATATACATCTCCATTATGACATACAACAATTCCCTTTCTGTATCCCCTATAACCCGCTGACGCAAAATCTGCTCCAGTCGGAGGAATATTTGTTCCATGATTATGTATACTTATAAGTGTTCCTCTTGGTTCTATTTCTACCGCATCTCTCAGGCTTTTATTATACTCAACTATATTATCTTCTTTTGCAGCAACGCTTTTCCCTTTTATCTTTCCATCGATGACACTAATTAAATACATATCTTCTTTATTAGTTCCGTTTCGATGTACTAAAATGTCGCGTGCTTTCTGCCATATTGCCTTCTGAGTATTTTCATTCTCATCAAGATTCTCAAACTTCTTTCTATACTCCGTGCTCTTTACAAAACCTACATCAACCTTATTGTCATGCGTCTTTTGTGAATACTTGCCGCTAATTCCTTTCTCTGTATTACCATCCGCAAACGATTTCTTCCACTCCTCATACGTCGTATTCTCCGGCACATAATACTTCTTGCCATCTGCCCCGCGCGCAACTCTTTCCCCTGTGGTAAATTCATCGTTGAAATACGGGCAGGTGCATCCCCGGCAATTCGGATGGAACGGTGGCACGGTAACACCAATCTTATAATCTTTCATCGGAAAGTGCTTCCCGTCCATCTCCCCGCAGGTGGGGCAAGTGCGGCTGTCCAATGTCTCAACTACCTCGAATTCTTCCACGTCAAGGTCAGAAAAACACGTTTCCTGTGCCTTAGCAGAAAAAGCGGCTGATTCCGTCTGAACAATTCGCGCCGCCTGTGACCTGCTCACTTTCATGTTCTGTGATATTTCCCGTATAGCTCTATCCGGCGATTCCCCAGTAATGCACATCCGCGTTAAGGAATCGTGCATATTGTTAATCAGCTTCGTTTTATCCGTCCAAATGCGGTCCGAGAAGTTGCGTCCATCCACCGCCCAGGGCTTATGTATGATGTCATTAACCTTTTCCGGATTAAAGCTCTGCATCTGCCAGCCAACACCGATACCTCGCTGCACTTCGTATGCAGTATGGTAATACTCGGATGTATACAGATTTGTGATATGTTCATCGATGGAATCATGATAATTTCCGTACAGCTTTTCAATCTCCTGCTGTGTCTGCACCTTGAGCGCTTCCAGTCTGCTGATATGCACCTTTGCGGATGCGTTCTCAAGCTGTTTTGCCCACTGTTGATTTATGCCATTCTCGCGCCCGTATTTAATATAATCCTGCACATCCCACCGGAACTCTTCCAGTTCTTCACTGTTAAGCAAACGTCTGGCTTCCACCATTGAAATGCCGTTGTTGGCAGCAAACCGCTGATACCAGGCGTTAATCTTCCCGTCAAGAGCCTGCTCTGCCCGCCGGAACTCCTGCTCAATCTCCTGCACGGTCTGAACGGACGTATCATGCTGTGATTCTTCCAACTGCCGGAAGCGCTCCTGCCAGTATTCACTTGTCCGTTCTCCCATGCAATCACCTCATTTCACAGAATCCTGAGTTCTTCGTATACGGCTGCAATCTTCGGGAACTGATTTGCAATCCAATCCACCATTGTTTCCTCATGCCCCATACGCGGAACGTGTTCAAAGTTATCCTTCAAGCCGCTTTCATTCAAAAAAGCATGAATAATCTCGTGACGCAGGCATCCCTTGAAATAAGCATCCTTTTCCTCTTCATTGCTAAACCAAAAATGTTCTTCATCATCTAAATCTGCAATAACAATCAGTGGAAAGTTGCTGCAACAATAGCCCGCCCATGAATTTTGGCTCAGTTCCTTATCTTCTGACCACTTGTGTATCTCTATCCGATACTCCGTCCCCAGAATCATCACCGTCTGTTTCACTGTCTGTCTCCCTCCCCTTTGTGCCAAACGCGCCAGCATAAGCATCTGCTTTCTCCTGCGCCTCCTGTGCTTCTTTCTCCAACTGCTTTAGCTCCGCGTCTGCATCTTCGACAAACGGATGATTTTTAAGAATCGTCTTTTTGCTAATAATTCCAACCGAATCCTTGCAAATCTGTGCCTGCTCCGTGTCATTTTTTACGCAAGTGCGGGTCCACGTCTGGATGATTTTCTTGCAATCAATTCCCTCATGGCGGCATATCGCTCTTACCAGACGGGCGAACCCAAGCTGGAACTCCGTCTCCGTCAGCCCGGCTTTCATTTCAAGCAGCGAGTACATGAATTTAAGTGCTTCTCCACTCTGATTTCCAAAGTTCTCCGGCTGTGGGTCAAATCCCTGCCCCTGTTCAAAAATAGCCTTTCTGGTGGCTTCTAACACGCTGTTGCGGGCTTCAATCGGAATCTCAATGTTGAGCGTGCTCACTCCTGGGTTGCTGCCCTCATCACCGTCCACCTTAATAGTCTTGTATTTTTTCAGATCTGACAGAAACGTATTGAGGTCCGTGCCGTCATACCCGGACAGAACAATTATCAGCTGTTGAATATCATCCAAATCATTAACAAAACCGCTGTAGACCTTGTCGTATACGTCTATCAGCGGCTTGATATTTTTCAAATCATTCGTATTGGTGTTATTGTTCGGGAATGGAATAAACGGCACCTCTCCGAATTCATGCCGATATTCTGCGGTAAAATCGCCGGTATCCGGCACCATGAACGTATTGTAGTAGAACAGCCCATCATCCAAGGTATCGCCGCTCTTCCGTCGGAATGACCAGCAGCTTTCCTTATCCCAGTATTCATAAATTGCATAGGTATCTCCTGTTTCCTCGTCGATTTCATCGTACATACGGAGAACACCTAGCAACTTCTTTTTCAGATTGTGGGATTCGATGGGGATAATCTGTTTACTATCGACTACCGCCCACTGGAACGTTCCATCTTCATCCTCCCAGTAGTGAATCCATCCCACGGACGCATTGGCAGCATTGATGCACAGCTCCATGCAGTTCTTCCGGTATTCATCCCCGAGCATTTCTGTCACAACCTCATTTCCATGCTCATTGCCGATATCGAAGAGCGGTGGTGCTGTGAACATATACGCGGCTTTCTGATTTACGATAAGCCCGTGGAAGTTCCGGGGAATCCGGTTGTCTGCATTGCGCAGAGGGTTGTCGGAATCCTCTTTCTTTTTCTCGCCTTCGGACTTGACTTTCACCAGAATATCCGTTTCATTCCGGTAGTACCGCTCCGCCTGCATCGCCCGCAAGGAAAATCGTGTATGCCCCGGTTCGTATTTTCTTATGAGTTTTTTCATTACCTCAAGTTCCATGTTCTCACCTCTATTTTAAAATGCTGATGCCGCCGTGGTTTTCGTCCGTGTATATTGCGTACCGGATGGCATCCTGCACATCATCAAACTGCTTGACCGGCTCCCCGGTCTTTTCGTTCCAAACGTACATATAAATCTCATCCCGGAACCGGTCGACATCATCCGCAATCCGTAACTTATCTTGCTTATATAACTGTGCCACGCGCTCAATTCCGCTTAACACTGCCTTGTTGGCGTTAATCGCACGCAAGCCATTCTGCTTGAACTTTTTCACATATTCCGGTCTGGCAGAATCACAATAAAATGGTATATTGCCATACTCGGCTTTGATTGCCTGGGCCTGCTCCAGCCAGAAATCTATTTCTTCATACTGTCGGGCAATCTCTTTGATAAGGTAATAGCATCCCTTATCGTCCTTTCCCAATAGTACAATTGCTCCAAAATGCTCATATCCCCAATCAACCCCGGCGATGTATTTAACAAAATTGACCTTTTGCAGTTCCTCTCTGCTGATGTAATGAATTTTTGCATTGAAATCCCGGTATACAGCACCCTCGCCCATTACCCACATTCCATTAATGTTTCGGTCATAAAACATCCCGGACGGCGTTGTTTCTTTCATATTCTGCTTATACCGTTCTGACAGGAACGTGTTATCATCCAGCCTGTATTGCACTGCCTTGATGGTTTTTCCATCCGCCTTATCAATAAAGTCTTTCTTAAGCCAGTGTTCCGGGTTATCCGGGTTTGTATCAATCAGCATCCTTGCACCATTGCCGGAACATCTGGACTTAATCTCGTCAAACACTTCCTGCTTTGCCATCGTGCCCTCATTGATATAAGCCCCGTATGCAGTCATTCCTCGGATGCGCCCCAGGTCGTTTATCTTGGAATGTCCGAAACAACACACCTGCACGCCGAATAGCTTGAACCGATTAAATTTATCAAAGTGAAACTCAATGCCGTATTTGTTGGAAAGCTCAATCAACACGTTTCGGTTAAGCGCTCCCAGGTCAGCACCAGCCAATATATATTGCGGATTCTCAACGCCCTGTGCAGCGGCAATTTTTTTAATCCTGCGTAATTCATACAGGAACAGGTCATTGTCCAGAACCGTTTTTCCGGTACGTTTCGCACCGTGATTGATTAGCATAAAATAATCATTATTTACAGCAAATCGGAATGTATCAAGCTGTTTTGGTGTGTATAAATCACTCAGCATCTTTTAATGCACCCTCTATCTGCTCAAAGAATTTATCCAGCTTATTCTCCCGGTCATCCTTGCCAGCGTCCGCTCTGGATTTTAACAGTGCAATTTCAGCCCTCTGCTTATCCGTTGCAAGGTCCATATGGTCGGATAACCACTGCAACGCTTTCATGCGGTCGGCAAGTTTAATCTTGATACCGCTCTGGGTATTGCTTACTTCACTGACGATTGATCCATCAATTTCCTGTCTCACAGAAACAAAGCCTCCGTGAATATCAACAAAATCCGTCATGTCTGCAAATGCAATGTCCATGTACTTCTGGAAGATGTCTGACTCACTCAAGAACTCTCTGTTGAGTCGTTCCTGCTTCAGCTGAAAAATCTCCTCTTTTATCCGAACATTTCCTAACAATCTTGGTCCCGCCACCACTGCGGTTGCGTAATCACACTCATACGCTTTCTGATATGCCTTGGTTGCATTAAAGCAACGAATGTAATAAATGCAAAAAAGCTGTTGCTTATCGGTCAAATCAGTATTCTGTATTACTGCTTCGACTTCATGCGCAACAGGCTGTTTCTTTACTCTCTTCGCTTGCTTATTCTCTTTCGCAACGTTGCGTTCCTTCTTCTCTTTCTTTCGCAACGTTGCATTGCCGTCATCATCCCACTTATACCGGTTCTTCCAACTCCGCACAGTTCCCTCAGCTATCCCGAGCTGGTTTGCAATCTCTATCAGCTTAAGCCCTTGCTTATACATTTCAAAGGCTTTGTCCGCTCTCGCATCTTTTGCCTTTGGCAAGGACCATCACCTACCTTTTCTTTACATACAAAAAAGCACCCGTCATTAAACGGGCGCCTTCTCTGGGTTGGGGGAGTTGCAAAAAGCAAATGGCTCTTGGCTCTCTCAATTCACTTCTTGCAGTTTATACTATACATTGATTTTTCGTAACATGTGTAACAATCGTAACAAACTTTTACGCAGCGTCCATAAATCTCTGAAACTCCATCTTTATACTTCCCTCGGTACACTTTCGTCCCATTCTTACTGCCACCTGCTCCCAGCTCAGTCCCTCAAAGAACTTATAACGGATAATTCTCTGCATCCGTACCGGTATGCCGTTCATCCACTGCTCCACCTGCAGCTTGATCTCTTCCGACTGGGCTTTTCTCTCTTCCAGCAGTTTCTCTTCTATACGCAACTGCGCATCATCCGTGTATGTAAACGATGTTCCTTCAATCTTGAAATGTGTCTCTGCATACGGGAAATCATTCATAGAACCTTTTACGTTTCCCGTCACAATCGTTTGCCGCTTGCGCTGTAATCTCTTAATATCCTGCTCCGTCTCCCGGATCATCTCACATGCATCTACATACTGCTCCAATATTTTCTTATCTACTCCCACCGTACTCTCCCCTTTCTGGTACTATCACTGCAATGTTTCTGATAATATCATACAATAGGTTTGGAGTGGATTTGTGCCAAGTTTAGGGCGAAAAAATACCAACCATCAGCTATTGACGGTTGGTATATAAACTATTTTTTCATAATATAAGTAATGTTGTGAATCCCATCTGGAGCTTTTTCATCTTCAATTTTTACAATATCCGCATGATTATTTAATAGCTGTCGCATATTCCTGTATCCATAGTTTCTCGCATCAAAACCAGGCCATTCTTTAGATAAAAGGATACCAATTTTGGACAAATGCGTTTTTAACTCATCCGCAAAGTTTACATCTAACAAATGTACTATTTTGTTAATTACCTCTTCCTCCGTTGGAATACTAATTTCTGATTCCTCTACTATTTCTGGAGGTGTGTCTTCTTCTGCTATATTAACCTTTATAGGTTCATTAATACACTCTGTTTCTACTGGCATATTACCATCTTCGGTTTCTTTTTTATATATCAAATCAAGTATTTTAAACTCGTCACAAGCTTTCGCCAGAGATTCTTTTGTTTTTTGCTCACCAATACCTATTACTGAGTTTCCTGTTTCTTTCAATCTATACACAAGCTTAGTAAAATCACTATCACTAGATACTATACAAAATACATCCACTTGTTCTCTATAAACAATATCCATAGCATCTATCGTTAAAGCCTGATCCGCAATGCTCTTTCCATCTGCATAGCTAATTTGCAATATAGGCATTATTCCTTGCCCAGGCATCTTCTTATACCACGATTTTACATTTGGGCAATTTATGGAACCATATAATCTACATATTTTTATATTTCCATACTGAGAAGCCTCTCGTATGATATACTCGGCATACTTCGATGATATATTATCTCCATCTATTAAAACTGCAACCTGCTTTTCCATTCAAATTCCCCTTTCTCTTATTGCTTATATTGGTAATTATATCACTACAGCTGTCAATATTCAATTATCAATGTACTACAATTTCATTTTCCCCATACAATCATATACTGTCCGTTCTTCTCTTCCACCAGATGCGCCATCCTCTGCCGCATCAATCTCTTTGCTGTCCCGCGTCTCCGGTAGAAACTCCTCCTGCTGATAGGGAGAACGCCGTGGTGTGCTTCCAGTTTATCATAGCTGGTGCCGCGCACGATGGATTCCGTCAGCTCCGCAGCAATGAAGCTGTCCACGCTCTGGCAGATTTCAAATATTTCTTTTTCATCCATAGACATTCCCCCTCTCTCAACTACGCAAACCGGAGTTGTCCGGTCTGCTCTGATTCTATCCTCATGTTCGGCATACGTTCTGCAACGCACAATTCCGGAAGATTTGCTCTGACTAATGCTGCCGGTATCGGCGGACACACTGCATTGCCGCAGCGGCGCACCTGTTCGCTCCGCGGATACGTCTTGCCAGTATAGTCATGGTCAATTATATAATCATCCGGGAATCCCTGGCATCCATACAACTCTCTCGGCTCCAGCATTCGTAACCCAATATCAACAATTTGATAATCAACACCCTCAATCGTCACAAGTCCGAATCTGTCTTTTGTTGTCACTGTATCTAACGGCTTCTCTATGTCCTGCCCGGTTGCATCCCCATAATATTTAATCAAAAATGCTCTGACCTCGCCAAAATGTCCGGCTGATGTTGTGATTGTATGTAGTGGCTCTCTTTCGTCCTGTCCGATTCCAGACTTATAGAACTTACTCAAAAATGATGTGACCAGTCCATATCTGTTCGATCCGTCCACCGTCATTATAGGATCTTCAATCGTCTGTCCCCGAACTTCTCCCTGCGCCGTTTCAGAATGGTATTGGATAAGCGTCGGGCTAATAAGGCATTGTTGATTACCTGTGGTGATCGTATGTATCGGATCTTTGCATTTTCCACCCGGATGATTCGTTGTATTTGTCCCCATATAAGGTGCTAACGTCGGCTCCACAATTCCATACCCATGCTTTCCAGTGATGGTCGGCATTGGCTTCCGAATATCGTTCGGTCTGCGCTCTCCACCATGATTACATTGGATAATAAACGGCTCCGGATTGTCGAGGACGAACTTTTTTAATCCTCTTGCGATCCTTTCCATTGTCTTCGGCGCCAACGGACGTACCGCCCTGATTCCGTACTTTTTCTTGATCTCTTCCGATGTGTCAAAGATGGACGGACATGGAAGTGAAAAGTCAAGTTGCGTGTATGCTCCAACATAAGGTTTGACAAGTCCTTCCTTAACCGCTTCGCTGTCTGACGGTCCGTGTGTCGGCTCTGGAAAAACAATCGGTTTACCATCACATCGTGCAACCATAAAAAACCTCTTGCGCATGGTGGGCGCACCGTAATCTGCTGCTACCAGCTCTTTGAATTGCACCTCATAGCCTAAATCGGAAAGCTGTTGCACAAACTTCTCAAATGTTTTCCCCTGCTTTCCTTTAATCGGATGATGTCGACGCCCAAGTGGTCCCCATGTCTTAAACTCCTCAACATTTTCCAACATAATCACTCTTGGTCGCACAAGCCCCGCCCACCGACAGGCTACCCACGCAAGACCGCGTATGTTTTTGTCCTTCGGCTTTCCGCCCTTCGCCTTTGAAAAGTGCTTACAATCCGGCGAGAACCAGGCAAGTGCCACAGGATGTCCTTTGCAAGCCTTTACGGGGTCTACTGCCCACACGTTTTCGCAGTAATGCTTTGTGTTCGGATGGTTTGCCTTGTGCATCCGGATGGCTTCCGGATCATGGTTGATTGCAATGTCAACGCTGTATCCAGTTGCCAGTTCTATTCCGGTGGATGCACCGCCACCACCGGCAAAGTTATCTACTATTAATTCTCCATTAATCATTTTTTTGCAGGAACCGGGTACCCTTTATGCGCGCTGGTTCGGCTCCTTTCTTCTTGACTAAATTATATTTTTAATCTATACTTTTACTCGGCATAGCTCAGTGGATAGAGCGCGCCTCCTATAAAGGCATGGTCGTGGGTTCGAGTCCCACTGCCCCTGTTAAAGGCACCTTCGGGTGTCTTTTCTTGTTGTCACATTTCATCTAATGGAAGTGAAATCTGTCCTTTACAATTACCACCGATTGTGGATGGATCCCAGCCAACTCCAATGTAGTCTAAGACTTTTGCCCATCCATAATCGTTGCCTTTTGCATCCTTGCACATATGAAACATCAGATAATCCCACTCTTTCGGATTGCTCTCATACAACAGATCAAACCGATGCGGTCGTTTCTCCATGTGGATTCCAAAACCGCACATGCTGCATCCGGTACGTTGTGCCTTAGTTGTGTAAAGCGTCCCATCTGGCTTTTTCTCAATCGTTCCGTAGATCTCCGGGATAATGCTGTCTGGCATTTCAAAACTTTCAGATAATTTTCCATCTCTCAAAAGTTTCTCATGATATTTTTCTCTCAGTCCGGCTTTCCACAGTTCGTCCATTTCCAGTGCGAGTTTTAAAATGTCCTGCCTATGGAAGATTGCGAATGGTGCTGATCTGATCGTGGATGCTCCGAAATAATTACATCCGTTCATCCGCAGGCTCTTAGCACGTCTGCCACCCTCGGATGCCATCAGTCCCAGATACGGCACACTGTTATGCTCTTTTCCCCAGTCATCACAGTTTTTCTCTTTAAGGTAATAACAACACTTGGACGATACGAGAAAATCTGGCTTCTGATAATCACATCCTTCATTTTCGTTTTCATATCCACCGAACAGCTTTAACCATCTCTGTTTTAGCTGCATTTTAGAGTTTTTCTGCCATCCGCCATATTCTCCAGTCTCCCCAGTAATAATCGCATGGCGGACAGTTTTATTTTTCTCTGACGGATTTTGTAACAATTCTATCTTGGCAGCCACTTCCTTTGAAATGACCGGAAATCCAAATTCCTGTATAACCTTTGGTTTTGTCCAATATGTGCCATCATCTCTTTTCAGTGGCGGTACATTTATTATTCCAAGAGCCTTATGTACTCTCTGTATACTCTTGTCTTCCAGTGTAGATGCACTGACTCCTGGTGCATCAATTCCGCATACCTCATGTAAAAACAGGTATAAGATTATACTGTCAAGTCCACCGACCGAAACATGGTAGTTGAGCAATCTTCCGTCACATTCATTTGCGAACTCTTCTGCTCTGATCTGTGCATATTTTCTTTTATATTCATATGGTTGCTTTTCTTTCTGCATAAAAGATGCTATCTTTTCGTATGCTCCGATTCGCTCCATACGTTCTTTTACTGATTCCATTTTTTCTCGGAGTAAAGAGCTCTTTCACGCTGGCCAGCAAACCTCTCTCTCCTTTCAATTTAGTTTAAAATTTCATCTAAGCAGGCATTCCAACCAACTTTATACGATGGTGCAATCCTGTCCGGCTGTGGATATTTTCCGCACACTTTCATTTTCTCTGGCAGTTCCCGGAGCGGGCAAAAACTCGCTCTATTCTCCGAACTGTCTGATCCGTCATAATAATCATCTGCAGGCGGACAATATAACCCGCTTGGATCATCGTCAGCCAGTTGACAATCTGCGCAACACTCCGGCATATCTATAATCAATACTGCTTTAGGCATCTACCGCACCTGCCTTTCTTCTCGTTTCTGCCCTGTGCTTTGCATCATACCTGTTGTGGCATCTCTGGCATAACGCTCTGAGATTACTGTAATCGCAATTTTCCGGTGTATGGTCTAAATGCGCTATTGTCAGGACAACTTTTGAGCCATTTTCGCGGATAGCATAATTCTCAATTCCACAAAATTCGCATTTATTGTCTGCCCGTTTAAGGATATCTTTTCGTATGTCTTTCCAGTTTGCCGGATATCTTTTCCGATTTTCTGGTTTAATTGGCATCTACTCCACCACCTTCCACAATCTCGATTGCCTTTTCATAGGCTATAAGCATTCCTAATTCCTTTGGTTTATCATTTACAATATCATCAAGTACCCTATTTACTGGTACAAGGCTTTTCAGCTTTTCCAACTACTCCACAACCTTGTCCGGATCGCAGGCGGTAGGCTGTTCACTGATAATTCTTAAAACTTTATCTTTTGCAGCGGTAGGGAATATATCTTTGCCATCCAATACAATTTTTAATGACTTTATTTCTTCCACCAGGTCATCCTCGTCAATCAATCTTCCCATCGTTCGCCCTCCTGTTCCATTCTTTAATTACCATATTCAAATCACGACCGCTTGGATAAGATACAACAGGAACTGGGCAATCCGGATTATTACACTTAACCATATACATCATTCCATCGCTGCTCCAATGTTCGATTATGGGTTTCTTGCCACAAAACGGGCATTGTTTCAAATCTTCACTCATTCTCCATCATCTCTACTTCTTGATAACTTCAACTCTATTCCATCAATATTCCCCGCAAGTTTGTTCTGGCAGTGACATAAAAGCGTATCCAGCTCCTTAACGTCTGTTATCTTTGCCACTCTTATGTAGTCAATCACTCTATTCACGCTTTCCATTCTGTACTTGACTATCATTTTGTTATACGCGGTTCTTATGCTTTCAATTTCCTGCTCATGATGTCTGATCTCCGCTAATTTAGCCTTGCAAAAATTATAGTCGCTTAAAAGCTTTTCTTTTTTGTGTTCCGCAATTTCTTCTATGGTGTAACCTTTTATTTCACTCATTCTTCATCGCTCCTGTCTTTCGGTGGCTCTGGGATTTGTCTCCAGTACATTACCGTTTCGTATCCTATTTCTTCATTGGTTTCAAATTCGGTATCTATAAACCCAAGCGATACCGGATCGTAAATATCTTTATAAAATCCGAAACCCACCTCTTCTTCAAACTGGCACATCATAGGTACGTCCTCAATGTGGTTTTCAACGAGGCACATATAAAATCTACAATCGCCGTCATCCGGGAGGCGATCAGTTACAGAGATCCATTTATCCACAACCTTTGTTTGAAATTCTTTTACCGTACCGATTGCGCGGTACTGTTGAATTTCTTCCAGCGCCTTGACCGCCATTTCCAGATCTTCCATTCCGCATTCCCCGGCTACATGCTCCGCCGTATGCATCCGGTACTTGATTTTTTCAATTGCTTCATTCTCTGTCATGTCTATCCCTCCTAATCTGCCATTACCGGCAAAGCAAAGGCCCACAGGCACCACGCCGATCCCGTCATCTTGATTCCGGCGATAACCGCAATGCTAACAGTGATCCACTTCACAGCTTTTTCAAAACTCAATTTTCTGTTCTTGCGCTTTTCCCGGCATATATCGTTGCTCGGGCAATCCATGCAGCAATATGTTTTTCCAAGTTTGCATTCTTTTTCGCAACTCATTATTTTCCCTCACTCTCTATACGGTTCCGGCAGCGGCATCCAAGCATTGACAAACAAGCCGTATGAAGCATAGCCCTTATCATCATCTCCTGGATAAAATGCACCGTTTCCGTCTGTATCAGCCTCATATCTGCCAATATCCGGCAATGTAAAATCTCGAACGAAACCAAGATATATTTATCATCTTCCGGCAACCTCTCACTTACCAGAATCCACCGCCCAAACTCCGGACGCTTTGCCATGTTCTTCATGCATTCAATCATTTTCCCTGCTCCCTTCCGCACCGCAACTGATACGGCATTTCTCGAAACCTTTTAATCGCATCCTCGCTCACATGCTTGCTCGGGTGTGTCATCCGCTCGCTGATCTCTGCTGCACGCCTGCGGCGCTCCTTACTGTCTCTATGCATTTACCTCTCCCCCTGTATCCTCGATCGTAACGGGCACCACCGCGGCGATGTCTTAACCACCGGCAAAATCTCCCGCTCCGCTTTCTTGCAAATTCTCATGGGATCAAACCTCTCCCGCTGGATCTGACCGCAATACTCACACTTTGCACAGATATGTACCGGCTCATAACCGTCATTTTCTGTGACGTACCGGAGACCGTTTTTATTCACGTAATACACCAAGCCGCTATATTTACACCCGCCGTTCATTGCCGGATATATGATCTCGTTGTAAATCTGGATGATCGTCTTTCCCGCATCAAGTGCCGCCACGATGTCATCCCTGTATTGGTCATACATGCTCGTTCTTTTTCTTCTGCCCATTTCCCTGTCCTCTCATCACCTTTTCAATCATCTCTTCCTGGTTCCGCTCTGCGATATGGTCCCGAACCGATTCCTCCGGAAAAGTAATCTGATATGTCCGCTCCTTGATCCGGTTCGTGATCCGGTCATCGTACCGCAGGCTGTCCAATGATTCGTTGCTCGTAAAGATAGTCACTTTCTTGTTGATGTACCGCTCGTTGATGATCTGGTACATCTTGTCGTTGATCCACGCCGCCGGGGATTCCACGCCGAAATCATCGATAATCAGCACATCCACCGTGTTAAGTGCATCCAGTAACCGACTCTCACTGTATTCGGCATCCCGCCGCCATGTATTCTTGATCTCTTGCAGGATGGTCAGCGATACTGCAAACTTAACCGCATAGCTTTTCATAAGCTCATTCGCAATACCTGCGGCGATCCGTGTTTTTCCGCTACCCTTTGTGCGGGACCAGATAAACAGCCCCATGCCCTGATCCCTCTGGCTCCCGAAATCATCTAGGTAAACCTTTATGATCCGGCAGGCATCTGCCACCGTCTTTTTGCTGTCCGGCTGTCGGTACACATCCGTGCGGAAGGTTTTCAAATCCATCCCCCGGAACGCTTCCGGTATATCTGCAAACCGCAACCGCCTTAACATCGCCGCCCGCTCCCGGCACTTACATTCCACCGCCGTTGTGATACCGTCCTTTTCGGTCAATATCCACTCGGTACCATTGCACAACGGGCACACGTCAGAATCCCTCGAATTCTCCGGTGTCTCCAAGTTCTCCGAGCCGCTCATTGATCGATTTTTCATGCGCTGTAGTATTTTCTCCAGCGTTTGTTCCATCTGCTCCATTGCCCGCTCCTTTTAGATACTGCATAAATACGTTCTCGTGAAGCCAGTTTTCCGCTTTCTTGATATACCGCTCCGCCGTTCTGTCCCGCCGACAAGCATCCGCATAATTCTGCGCCGCCCGTATCAGATCATCCTCCGGTACGCCAGCCATCACCGCATTGCAGTATTCCGATTCTGCCAGATAGCCAGTACACTTTTTCGGGTAGGCTGCAGCAAATTCCACGAACCGCTCCACGGGGGATATAGGGGGTGTATTTCTTCCCTTCTTTCCTTCTTTCTTTTCTTCTATTGTTGGCGTTAGAATGTCGTTAGAATGTCGCTTGCTTGTCTCTTGACTGTCGTTTTGCTTGTCACTCGTCTGGTATAAATCGTACTTAACCACTGTAAATACGGTATATTTGTTTGTCGTTTTGCTTGTCACTTCGCCTGTCTTTTTCAAATGCGAAATTGCTGTCCGAATTTCACGCTCCGTAAGTCCAGTTTCGCCCGCCAGCTTCCCGATGGACGAGACAAATGATCCACGCGAAACCGTTGTCCCTTTAAAATTTCCATCCTTCCAGTTAGCTTTCAACAGCATGTGGATGAACAGCCGGGTGGTATTGATATCCGTGTACCATTCCCATTCCAACAGCCCCCGGCTCAATTTTATGTAGTTGCCATCCAATCATCCCACCTCCCGGATCAATACCTCTATCCGTGGGTTTTGAGTATCTACGTCAAACCGATCGCTGAACCCAACAATATGTTCCCATCCATCATTTTTCAGCACTCCTTTGTTGACCAGTGCATCCTGAATCACTTTGCGCCCAAACGAAGATATATTATCGAGATCCCGGCGCTTGTTCTTTTCAAACCATGCATATTCCATATACACCGGCTTCTGGATCTTAACTCCACGCAAACACTGCTCTATATACGCAGATACGATTCTTTCGTTATTCGCTTTCAGTTCTCCGCCTTTATATCTACTGGATTTATCTGCACGGATGAAGTCGTTCAAATTATCCAGTCTCCCCGGGACTACCAGTAAATACTCCAACTTCTCTCCTCCTCTCAAACGCCAGCTTCATGGCAAGGCGCTTCGACTGTATCGCTCTCGCGCGGTGCAATTCCTGTGCCAAATACTCATTTAATTCCTTTTCATCAACCGGATCTCCTGGGATGGGGCGGTAATAGCCAGCGCCCACATTGATAATGCAATCCCCGTTCCGATTAGCATCTTCTATATTCTTTCTAAGCGCCCTATCTTCATACGATTTTGTCGGCCGCAGTAGTGGGCGCGCATGTCCATAGGGAATATCATTTATCGTTTTCATATACCCCTTTCCCCTCCGGGACGACCCCGGAGGTATCATCATGGCTTCGACAGTTCGTGATATAATAAGTCTCCGCATGATCGGTTTCTTTCGCCCACAGGCGGGTGTTTCAACCCTATAACCAGCTCCGCCCGAATATCCGCCGGAACTCTTCTCTGCTCCCGTAATGGCTTTCAAAATATTCCTGTGCCATCTGCTTAAGCTTCAGATCCATTTCAGCGGCATTCTTCCCCGCCTGCGTTCCATTCGGATGCAGATCCGGGCGAAGCGGTATGACAAATCCATACTTCTCGCTATTCTTCCGGTTCGGATTACCCGGGAAAATATGATGGCGTTCAACCGGCGCCGCGCCTGTAAAATAGCAATGTTCCATATCATCCGTAAATACGCTCCATAATCGCTTCATATTCCCCACCGCTCTTTCATTTCCTGTAGTTCTGCTGGCGTAATGGTATCTATTCCAAGTTCCTTTGCATCCGCTACCGTTCCGTCAATCAGAACCGACATTTCTTTCGTGTCATAGGTATGACTCCCGCGATAGATTTTATATACAGTCAGTTTTCCGTCATACCGAACCGGCATTGCATGGATCGTTTCCTGTTCCCACATATATTCTTCTGGTGCGTTTGACTGATAGTAGAAAATATTTCCATCTGGAAGATATTTGGGCTGTCCATATTTACAGATCAGAACATTTTTAGCTTTTGCCTTTGAAATCGTGAGTACGTCAGCAATTTTTCCAACCAACACATGAAAGTAAGCATTTGCATCAAGGCTCCGTTTCTGCGTATATCTGACAGCTTTTATTTTTAGCTTGTCCTGATTCTGTAAATTTTCAATTTGACCGGCTGCCGAAGCGTCAACCTCAAACGTGAGGATGATGCCTCGTCCATCAAATGTCCGGCTTGCACCAGTTAGCTTTCCGGTAGTCTCCATCAGGCATCAGCTTCTTTCTTTTTCTTATACCAGGTCTCTACCTGTTCGATCAGCTTGTTTGCCAGCTCCGTAGAAATATCAGATGTACCGGAAAAATTGTACATTTTCTTAAGTCGGTTCATGATATCTACTGTCTTTGCGTTCTCACACATTTCAGCATAGGCATCCACAAATTTATTGATTTTATGTAACTGCTCTGCTGTCGCCGGTGTAAACTGCGGTGCTGGTGCAACTGGTTCCGGTGTCTCGCCGTCCGGGTCTTTCATCTCCTCGGTCGGAATGCAAAATACCTGAAAGCATGCGTATTTAAATGCGATCGCCATTGCCTTGTTGGTTGCTTTGTCTCCACTGTCCATGCCCTCGCCAACTGTGATTGCTTCAATAGACGAGCCGTCCTCTGCATAGAACGTATATTTTATCCGGCAGATGGAATAGATCAGAACCGCACCCTTATTTGTGGTTCGCTCCTGTCTCTGCTGTTCCAATACTTCCGGAACAATAAAAACATGATTCTTTACCAGCGCCGGATTGATTGCATTCATGACCGCATCAATTCCGCGGTACTTAAAGCCCTGCTGTTTATTCACTGCATCTTTACCGACCGCCCCGATCTCTTCCATGCACCGAGAGATCGCTTCATATATATTCATTTTTCTTGCTACTTCCGCCATGCCGCCCTCCTAAAACAGTTTATTTATAAGATTCATTGCGTAGGTTGCATCAACCCTTTCCTCGCCGGTTTCTTCCATATGCTTCTGAATGGCATCAACCATCATCTTAAAATATGCTGTGTCAACACCCGTCAGCTGATCCTCGAGAACTTTTACGTCCTTCAGATCTAATTCATTCAACTGGAAACACATTTTTACATACTGTCCAGCATTGATGTGATAGCCGCGCTCAAGGTATTTCCGGGTCCGAACAATCGAACATAACGGATATTTTGATCCGATATAGTACAGCTCCTTGTTGATAATGCATTCAAGTGCTTTTTCCGGAAGAAATAATTCGTTGTCCCAAGAGCTCCATGCACATGTGCAGTGTGCAAAATCGTAGTTCTTATGAATTTCCTCCACCTCGCCATAGAATCGAATTACAAGCTGCACCTTGTCTGTCAAAGTGATTGCGTTGCTCGTGATAAATCGAGGTCTGTACTTTTCGTTCTCCGTCTCCTGCTCCAAAGCTTCCTCAATCTCCTCTTCCGTGGATGCAAAATTATAGGAAATGTCACTCGTCTTTACTTCATCTTCATCCGCAATGCCCTTAGATGAAACAAAGCAGTCAATTTTTCCCGTTTTATCATCGCACCTTACTGAAACCGGTTTGTCTGGATGCATTTCATTCCATTTTCCGACATAGTATGTCGCTACAGCCAAGCACGCTTCTTTTGTTCTGAAATAAACATCATAGTCGTGAAGTTTTTCACCGGTCAGAAGCGAAACAATCGCACCACCAGTCACAATCACATTGTCTTTTATAATTTTTTTGATGTTTTCATCATCAATATTCAAAATCCAATCACGCAACTTGTTATTCAAGTGCTTTTTGATGTTTTTACCATTCATCTCTATACCCTCCGAAATTTAATACCGTACTCACGCATAGCCGCTTCGAGCTGTGCGATCTGGAACGGATCGGCAACCACTTCATACCGTACGGTTCCCGCCGACGCCGGTGCAGACCGCACCTCTTTTTCTTCCTCCGGCACAACTTCCGGTACAGCCGGTTCTTCATGCACCAAAGCAGCTTTTCTCTGCTCTTCCTCTGCCGCCCTGCGTGCCTCCTCTTCTGCCTTTCTCTGCTCTTCCTCTGCCTGTCTCCGCAGGATTTCTTCCTTCTGCTTCTGGTACTGGTTCATGGCTGTAATGGCATCTGACAGTTCCAGCGTTGCCTTGTACTTCGCCAGACCTTTATCCGCAAACTCCGATTCCATCGCCCGGATAGTGTCCAGATCTTTCTCTACGTGCTCCACATGTGCTGTGATGGCTTCTGTGATAGCTTTCTGCGTGGTCGTGGAATTCTCCCATCTGCTATCATAGATGCGATCCAGCGGCAAATACTCCATCACAGTTCCATGCTCCGCCATAATCCCGGTATAGATTTCACAGATCATCGCTTTCTTTGCTTCCACGCGCCTACGCTCAAACTCCTCGATCTGCCCGCTGATAAAGTCGATCGGTTCATCGATCAGCTTGTCCAGTTCCTTGACCTGCGCTTCAAAGTTGGTATACGGCGCCATAAAAGTTTTCTTGATCTCAATTCGCCTGTCGTTCATGGCCTTTTTCAGCTTACGCAGGCTTGCCACCGTCCTTTTTGCTTCCGGCTGGGATTCTGCGGTAAACACCATCCCCTTGTACTCCTCCAGTCCTGCCGCAAGGGCTACCTTGATCTCTTCAAAGTTTGTCTCGATACTTCCGTCTTTCTGCTCTACTAATAAGTTAATTTCCTGCATCTTCTATCTCCTTTTCTTCTCTAAACCGCTCATCGCGGTCGTATATTGCTGCCAGTTTTTTTCTGTGCCGGCGCGCCCGTTCCTGCTCCGCTTCGTATTCGTCCCAGTCCGGCGCATCCGGCGCTATCTCAATCATCGATATACTCCCACGCTCCTTTTCTGCCGTCATCACTGATCTCAAGTGTCAATGTTGTCTCCGGGGAAACGGCAAGAGTGCTTATAATCTCCCCGTTCTCTCCAACATTGATTGTCATGTTCCCATCAACGCCAACCCCTTTCAGCGCTTCCGGCAGTTCCCGCAATAAGTCCACGAGATTGCACATGTCCTTGTTACATAACCTTGCTTTCACTTAGAAAATCCTCCACTTCCATCTGCGCCCAATTCTTTGCCAGGATCATCCGCGCCATCTGTTCTTCTCGCTGCTGCCGCTCCGTCTCCCCGGTAACGCAGTCATCACACATACCGTTCTGACCCTCGCCCGGGTCCATTGGATGACCGCAGCACTTACATTCTCTGAAAATCATAAAATCACACTTTCAAAAACTACTCTTTCGTGTTACAATAAACGCAGAAATACTTATGTATTCCTACGGTAAATAGCACCTGTACTCGCCAAAGTTATCAAGGTGCTATTTTTTTGTCCAAATCGATAAACTCCACATCCGCATCCAGCCTGTCCCGTCTGTGGATAAAGTAAAAACATGCTTTCCGCCGCTCGGCTCTGCTCAGCTCCACCGACATGATCGCCAAGCCCGCCAATGATACCAACGCGCCTAACGCAATCACGGCAATGAGGTAGTAATAATAAATGCCGTCTGCATCACACATTCCACCGAAAAACATTATGCCGATTCCGACCGCCGTAACGATCTTGCCTATCCTTTTCAACGTTCTCACTCCTTTCTTATGGCTTGTCCGCCGCTACCGCCTAAGCGGTTTCATCCTTCGTTATCCCGCGCATCTCTTCATCACGCTTCCGCTGATAATGGATCTTAACCAATGCCTTGGTAAGCCGTTCCGATGCTCCCTCGGTTATCGTTACGCTGCAGGTAATCTCCTTTTTCTTTCTCTTTGCCATACATTTCCACCTCCGTTAAATCATATGACAGCCTGCTTGTACCCTTTTCCTGCTTTGTGCATCATCTCCTCCGCTGTTAAACTATTCTTGTATACTGTTCTTCATGTGTGGTACAATCTCCTTACAGGACGTTGCCACGTCCGAGTATTATGAAAGGAGATGTTTTCTAATGGATGAATCTTTTAAAAAACTTTTGATTGACAATTCATTAAGTAGAATCAATGAATTATTCAACAAGGATGATTCGGGTACAAAAATGGCTAAAGCCTTTGCAACCGTATCAGTACAAGCAACCGCTATTGTCCTCGAAGAATACGAAAAACTTAAGTCCGAGGCATAGCCTTTTCCAAAGAATCCGCAAGCCGATTTGTGATTTCTTCGGCAAAAATTTCTATACAGTTTTCTTTACTAAGTAACTCCTCGATACGCTTCAAGGTACCATCAATGCTTTGGAGCGTTTCTTCTATTACTGGTTTATTAACTTCCGGTGCTGCTTTCATTCTTCGCTCTCCCTTCTTATTTGCTGTCCAGATTATTGGACAGATATCAAACACATTTCTTGTAAATCTGCTCGCTGACCGAAATTCCAAGGTCATACTTGTCATTTACTCCCATCAACTCCACCGTATCTTCTAAAATTGGTTCCCGCTCTACCAGCATCTGCGGTGTCATATCAGCTTTCTTTACCATCTTGGGATAACCATAACGATTTGAAATTGCTTTATTGGCGATGGTGTTCGCCTTGATAAAGTCAACCCTTACCGGATTTTTTAATGATTGTTGCAAATGCCGCATAGCTTCTTTCTGGTGCTCCTTGTCCAACATCCGGAAAATCTGGAATCCCTCAAGTCCTGTCGCCTGTCTAAGCTGCTTGAGCATTTCATATACCCAATAACGAAACTGTTTAGCTTCTGATTTTCTACTTTGAAATACCGTGTCGTAAATTCCAAATTCATTTACAATCAACATCTGCTGTTTCCCACCAGCAGTTTCAAGGTTATGGGTTGAAACCATATCCTTTATCCTTCGCGACACATCGTAGGTTTTTAACCCTAATGCATCACATACGTCTTTCAGTACAGCCCACCATTCCCCATCCTTTTCTACAAACCGGATAGGATAACCGTTCCAAATTTCTGTTTTCATACTCCGCCTTTCTTCATTCAAGTAATTTACTTACTTTTATATTTAAAACCTTTGCTACTGCTTGTAACTTATCAACAGTTGGACTACCAGTTCTCCATCCTCCGATTGTTCCATTTCCAAGCCCCGCAGCTTTCTCCAAAGCGCAAATACTAATTCCTTTTTTATCGCATAGCGCTTTAATTTTTTCATAAATCACTTTTTCACCTCCTTATTTAGATTTTTTACTAAATCAATATTGACTTTTCATAGACAATAATCTAAAATTAGGGTAATCACATAACATTTTAGATTTATTACCTATACTTTTAGGCTTTCCTCTAACCCATGCCTAGATTATATAGGTCATTCTCTAATTTGTCAACACCTTTTTAGGTTTTTACCTATTTTTTTGGAGGAGTCCTATGAACGACGTAGAAAAAGTCAAACAGATATGTAAAGAAAGAAAGATTCCAATATCGAAACTAGAAAAAGATTTGGGATTTGCCAATGGATATGTTGGTCAATTAAAAAAAGGCTATTTCCCATCTGATCGTGCAAAAAAAATTTCAACATATTTAGGAATAGAACTGACTGGAACTGATGGAGACGGTAGCATTTATAATTTAGACGATATTGCAAAAGATGAAACCGAACGGCGTTTATTAATGTTGTGCCGGAACGCTTCAAAAGCAAATCCAGAAGATAAGAAAAATCTTGTTGATACATTTGAATCTACTATTGACATTTACCTAAAAGCAAAAGGATTGAAATAGAGGGGGATATTATTTGAGGTCACTAAATTTTGAGAAATGCACTGAATTAGCAACACAGTTGCTTTATAAACAAAATTTAAAAAATCGAATTCTTAATATACAAAATTTAGACTATGGAGAAAAAACTATAATATTTGATACAATACAGAATTATGCCCTACTCACAGGTCGACCATTACAGGATTTCTTGTCAGAAGATAAAACGATTTTGAAAGATGGGTGCACTCTTATAGCGAGACATAACCTGTTTTTAGTCCTTTATAATGCTGAAATCAATTACTGGGAACATCTTAATTGGACATTGGCTCACGAGATTGGTCACATTTATCTTGGACATCAAGAAGATGGACCCGCCGAAGAAATTGAAGCACATTATTTTGCAGCTCAATTATTCATGCCTGAGTATAGTATTATGATGATGTCTAAGGAACATGGTTCAATTAGCGCAAATGATTTAATTGAAATTTTTGGAGTATCTCCAGAAGCGGCTGCAAGAAGAATTAATACAATGAATAAGAGATTTGCGATTCGAGCATCTTCTATTGATGAAGAGATATGGAAAGTCCAAAAAGAACGAGTAGATTTGTATTATAATTGCAATAAAAACAGATATGAGTACAGAAACACATTAGACTTTATGTTATATATGGACTCAGAATACGAAAGAGAATTATTTGCAGAAGCTTTCGCAGGTGCTTACTAAATAAATACGGTGTATGCACACAGGTTGATAATTACATTATATTTTTCCAGCCTAATTTAGTGGTCATGGAATTGATATAATTTTGAAATCTAAAATTTTAAGAAAGAGGATAAATATATGTCTAAGACTGTACTTGATAAAATTGTCGAAAGTAAACGCATGCCTGTTCTCTTCATTGGATCTGGTATCTCCAAAAGATACTTGTACCGATATCCTGACTGGAATGAACTGCTCGCATTATCTTTTCGGAAAATAAACGGCGATCCGTTCCAGTTTCAAAAATACAAAGATCAATTTGTCCGCCAGGGATTATCTGATTTTGAAGTTAATACAAAATTGGCAGCCGTCATAGAAAATCAATTTAACGAAGCATTTTTTGATCGCAAAATAAAACTCGACCGCGTAAAGAACCCGAATTGGGTTCAAAGAGGTATTTCGCCATACAAAATGTTTCTTTCAAAGTTTTTCAAAAATATGACTATATACCACTCTGAAAAAATAGATAATGAAATATCTAAATTTAGGGCAATGAAAAATAAAATATCTGCCGTAATCACAACGAACTATGACTTATTCCTTGAAAAATACATTTTTTCAACTGATTTTAAAGTATTTGTTCATCAGAATGAGCTATTTTCTTCGGATAGCTACAATATTGCCGAAATATATAAAATTCATGGAAGTGTATCTGACGCAAATTCAATTGTAATAACAGATGCCGACTACTCACATTTTACAGAATCTCGCAAATTGATCATTGCAAAAATGCTTACCCTGTTTGCTGAATCTCCTATCATTTTTCTTGGTTATTCTTTTACTGACGAGAATGTTCAGCTTATTATTTCAGAGTTTCTCGGATGTCTTACCTCCAAAGAACTCGAACACATTGATGAGCACTTTGTATTTATCAGTTATAAAAAACATGAAGATGATCTAAAAGAGATACGACGCACTATAACAACAAAAAACGGTGTTGATATTCCTATTACAGAAATTCAAACAGACAACTATTCTCGTGTTTACGATATTCTGAATCGAATAACCCCTGGAATATCTCCTGTCAGAATTCGTGAAACTCGTAAAGTAGTAAAAACCATAGTTGATCAGAGTATAGCGTCAATGGATGCGTCTTCTATCATTGTTGGATTAGATGATCTTTCAAATGTGAATTTATCAAACAAACCACTGGCTATCGCAATCGGTTATAGAGAAAGTATCTTAAACAAATATGGTTATGGTCTACTTGCAGATGATATTATTTTTGAAGACATTTTATTAGATAATAAGCGCTTTGACCCTAATAGTATGTGTTTAGAACGTTTTAAATCCATACCGTGTAATCGCTTACTACCGGTATTTAAGTATGCGTCCTCAGCCACGGAAGATATTTCCGTAAATGAAAAATTGCGTGTATATATTGCATTACATGACACAAAGGATAAGCTTATTCCATCTAACATAAAAAAGCTGGTAAATTCTGTTCCGGCGATAAATGATTATAACCAATTAATTACTGAAATAAATGATATACCTGACGTAAATAAAAAAGCTGGTCTTCTATTAAAAAACCTTGATTTTTTTAGTATAGACCAGATACGCTCTATATGCATTCAATTGTTCCAGTATGATCGAACTGCAAGTATGCGCTCAACGCACTTTAAAAGATGTGTAATGTATATAGATTTATCAGAACATCCTATCCCATAAATGAGAAAAAGCTGACAGACATTTTCTGGTACACACCAGAAACACTATCAGCTTATCTCTTAAATATTAAGAACATTTCTGCTCTATGTTCTTCTGTTTAAAGTGATGTATTAACGTTTACTGTTAATTTAATCACACATACATATTATAAATGCGAATCAATTTATTGTCAATATAAACTTTGCTATTTCTCAATAACATTAAGAACTAGCAATCATGCTCCAGATGATACCAGAACCCTAGACAAGCATATTGTATCATTCGGAGCAGCCCGGCGCAAGCGGAACACCCGTTCTTTGCTGGCTGTTATTTTTATACCTATTTTTACATACACTGTATGAGAGCAAAGGAGTGATACT